AGACGAAGAAGACGAAAAAGAAGAAGCTGAAGAAGCTAAAAAAGCTGATAAAGAAGACGAAGAAGACGAAGAAGACGAAAAAGAAGAAGCTAAAAAAGCTGATAAAGAAGACGAAGAAGATAAAGAAGACGAAAAAGAAGATATGAAAAAATCTCTTCAAAATCATTCTGATCTTATCAAGTCGTATGTAGATTCTAAGTTTCAGTCTTTTGAATCTCAAATTAAAACTTTGACAGAAATGGTTAGAGAATTAGCCGATACTCCAGCTCCAGCAAAATCTGTAAGCTATCGTGGAATTGTTCCATTGAATAAGTCACAGATCTCAGAAGAGCCAACAGCTCTTACAAAGAGTGCTGTAGTTGAGAAGTTATTCGAGCTTAAGAAATCAGGCGCACGTGTAGATAGTATGGATATTGCAGGTGCAGAACTCGCTAGCGGCAACGATTTAATCAAAATCGCCCAAAAATACAACATCAAGTAAGGAGATATACCGATGTTTAATGAAGCAGTAAATTCAATCATGCAGGGTATTGAACAGGGTCTCGTGACTCCTGAAGATGTCGATAACTTGCAAAAGGCACTAACAGCTGGATATGGTGGCGCTGGTAAGCCCACTGAACTAACAGGTGGTGGTGTAATCCAAACCGAGTCACTAGAAACCACTCTTAAGAGTGTTACTTTTGACATGAAGAACCTCAAAATGTGGCCAGCTATCACGATTGATAAAGCTAGCAACCTATTTGAGCAGTACAACCGCTTGACCAGCTATGGTTCTGATTCAGCACCATATATCGGTGAAGGTGGAGCTCCACAAGAAGAAGACAGCACGTATGTACGTGACGGTCAAAGGATCGTGTTCTTCGGTACACGTCGTAAGGTTTCACACCAACAGACTTTAGTTAAAACTACTGTTGGTGACGTTGTTGCTCAATACGCTAAAGAAGGTACAATGCACCTTCTGAAAAACGTAGAGCGCGAACTCTACTGGGGACATGCTCACTTTGTTGACGCTCTTGGTGCTCAAGACGGCGGCATCGCCGCTCTTCCAGTTAACTCAATCGCGATGAGCGGTCTTCTTCAGCAGCTTCTTCGTGGTGACGCTGATTCTCAACACCAAGCTGGTGACTTCGAGGGATATGGTTCATTCCAATCTATCGCTCGTGATCTAAGCGGTCAAGTTATGACACAAGATGACGTTGAAGAACTAGCAGTTATTCTTCTTGAGAACTTCGGTCAACCAACCGAAATCCATGTTGAGCCACTTGCTCTTAGCTCATTCGTTCGTCAATTCTATCCTCAGTTCCGTTCAGCTCCTGGTCTTGCTAACCAAACCGTTGGTTACGATGTATCAAAAGTACAAACAACCGCTGGAGCTATGGATCTTAAGCCAAACCTCTTCTTGCGTCCTCGTGGAAAAGCTCGTGACAAAGCTGTTAATGCTAACTGTCCAGCTGCTCCAGCACTCGTTGTTGCATCAGCTCTTGCTGGCCAAGGCGATCTAGAAGCTGGTTCTTACATCTACCGCGTAACAGCTGTTAACGATTTCGGTGAATCAGCTCCTACCACTTTAGCGGCAGTTGTTGCTGCTGATGGTGATGCTGTTGACCTAAATCTTCCTTCAGCTCCAACTGGAACGAAATACTACAAAGTATACCGTTCAGCAGCTGGTGGTGCAGCTTCTACTGCTCAGTTCATTGGTAACTACCGTGCAGGTCTTGGTGCTTATGTTGACGCTGGCGCTAAACGCCCTGGCCTCGGTGAAGCATTCATGCTTGATATGAGCGCTGAGTGTATGCGCTTTAAGCAACTTGCTCCTCTTAGCAAAATCAATTTCGCGATTGTTACAACCGCACTTGAATTCGCTATCGTACTATACGGAGCACTGTTTGTTTACACCCCACGCTTCAACGGCGTATTGAAAAATGTTGGTAAATGATTAATTTCATTTAAGAAATTTAGAAGGCACTGTAGAAATACGGTGCCTTCTTTCTTTACCACACTCTAAAGAATATACCAGTAGCGGGTATCCATTGATCTAATTATGGTAGTGGGTATAACTGCCATATGATTATATATAGAATAAAAAATAAGTTGAATAATAAAGTTTATATAGGGCAAACCGGTAACTCTATAGAGCAGCGCTTTATTCAGCATTGCAATAATCAAGTATCGGTATCAGCTATTGCATCTGCTATACAGAAGTATGGTAGAGAAAATTTTGAAATAGAGCAACTAGCAAAAGCAGATACTCAAGAACAGCTCGACGAGTTAGAGAAACTCTTCATTCAATTAAATTCTAGTCTAGCTCCCGATGGCTATAATTTAAAAACCGGAGGTCTTGAGGGATCAAGATATTCAGATGAATCTAAGATGAAGATGTCGATTGCTAAGATTGGAACTACGGTTTCTGAAAAAACTAAGCAAAAAATGAGAAATTCTCATAAAACGAGATTACAAGATGAATCACTGCGTAAGATGCGGGGTCAAAGATTCTCAGAGAGATGCGCATCTGATCCTTCTCTTGTAAAGAAATTCTCTGATATAAGAAAGAAATACTGGTCTAATGAGGAAAATCGAAAAAGGGCGTCTCAACAAGCTAAACAGCGCGTAGATGACACATATCGTGAGCGCATATCTGAAGCAGTTAAAGAATCTCTTAAAAAAGAGAGTACATTGGAAAAATTAAGAGTTTGCCACGATAAACAGAAAAGATCTGTTATAAGATCCGATGGACAAGTCTTCAACTCAATTACAGAAGCAGCAAGTGCATCTAATATATCGAGTAGTTCTATCATTAGACAGATAAGCGGTAAATATAAAACCGCTGGTGGTTTCACGTTTCAATATGCGGATACACAGATGAATAAACAGACAATACACCTATTAATAGGTGCACCAGGAGCAGGTAAAAGCTGGGTAGCTAATCAGCTATTAGATAAATACGAATACATATCTTATGATAATGATAAAAAAAATTATCTAAATTTATTTCGTGCATCTTCTAATAAACCCAAGCTATACGATCCTACATTTAAGGTATCTACTATTATTAGAGCTCATGCTGATGAGTTTAATTTTATTGTAGTTTGTATATCTGAATCTGACGACATCCTTAAATCTCGAATAGAGAAGCGTGGTGGTAAATGGACAGACACCATCTCTAAGCGCAATATCCAAATGAGGAAACGCTATAATAAATATGGCACAAATGGTTTTATTGGCACTTCTGACGAAGTATTAATGTATTTAAGGGATAAACAATGCGATTAGAAGACACATATGGTATGCCTAAAGAATCACACAGTGATGGTGATTCAATGATGTGGTCAGGTTTAATGCAAGCTGCTGGTGATAGTAGTTCGTCAACTGGTATTAAAATGTGTCAATCTGAAGATGGCAGAATGTGGCGTTCTCCAGATAGAAAACACAATCAGCCAACTAACAGTTTTTCTAGAGACATGGCGTTAGGGTTTATTCTTTATATACAGGCATCAAGAGACTATGAGATGGCCAATAAGTGGATAAACTACATCAGATCTACCGGCTACCTGTTCCCCAAAGTTGAATCTTCTGATACGCGACACATCATCACTCCTGCTATATGGTGGGCAATGAGTTATGCTGGTATAGAAGTAGGTTTATTTTATAAACTAACGAGATTTTTATTGAAACCTTATAATTTACTGGAAATAATGTGGGCACCAAAAGGTTACGCTCTACATTTAAAGGCTGTTATATGTCTATTGTTAGCTATACATTCAAATAAGAGAGATTATATTTCAGGAAAAATGCTTTTAAGACGCGAACCAAGTAATCCATTTTTTATGTGGCTTGCAGGCGACAAGGAATCTGCACTATTGACATCTAATAAATATAAATCTACACACGATATATCACCTGGGCACTGTTCTCAATGGGCTTGGCAGAGAACTGATAGCGAAGAAGCGTGGAGAGATTCTATGGGATGGGATTTTGTTTTTATTGAAAAATTATGCGATTTAGACATTAAATAAGGTTAATTTTATAAATATTTGAAAAGTATAATAATTATATAATGTATTATATAATGAGGCCTTATGACAGCGAAATATGTTGTATTTGAAGGAATAGATGGTACTGGCAAGAGCACACAAGCGAAGAAGACGGCCCAATATCTAAGAGAACAAGGATTCTCTGTATTAGAAACAAAAGAACCCGGGACTCAACTACTTCCTATCACTATGGAATTGAGGAATCTCATGTTAAATAGTGAGTTTGATTCTCAGATTACTAATACAGCTAGAGAGTTACTTAGTCAAGCTATTAGATCAATTCATATTGAGAAATTAATATTAGAATCACTAGATAAATACGACTACATTATTCAAGATAGAGGGGTATTATCTAATTTTGCATATGGTAATGCATGTGGTAATTCAATAAAGATGATTTCAGATATTAATATGATTAATATCACTGCCCTTAAAAGTCGAAATAATTATTATGATTTATATGATAAAGTAATATTGTTAAAAGGCGACCCAACTAATTCTCTAAATAGAGCAGCAAACTCTAAAAAAGAGTTTGAACAAGGCGATGCTTTAGAGGCTAAAGGGACAGATTTCATGAAATTGGTTGGGGAAAATATGCAGAAATACTCAACCCTATTTAATACTACTCAAATTAATATTGATAATAAAGATATTGAATCTGTGTTTGATGAAATTAAGAAAATTCTCAATGTGGAGAAAAAATAATGCAAGATACACAAGATAAAAAACTCAACATCATTGATATATATGCTGATTTAGCTAAAAAATTAAAACGCCATATTAAGATGAATGATCTTAGTGATGCTGGTATCACTAAAGATATGGTAAAACACCATTTTGGCTCTCTAACTAGATTAGCTGAAGCAGCAAGAGGCTCATTGCCAGATTCATTTCATGATGTCGATATGAAAGATCTCCTTGTTCCTAAGTCGCTAGATGAATTGGCACAAGTAGTCAAAAAATTTAAACGATTTATTGTCACAACGGCAGTAACCAGTTGTCGAGTAGATACTAGTTTACTATCTAGTATGGAGAATTTCTGTAAAAAAAATGATGCAGCAATTTTGGTTCTAATGGCATCTGATCCTGCTCATACCCAAGAATTTGGTCGTCAATATGGTAGTATCGATAGACTTATCGTAGATTCGCCACATGCTTTTCCTGTAGTTCGTGATACCTCTATTAATTCTAATTTATATATTAGCACAATTAAATTAAGCGCCAAACATATCGATCCACTGACAGGACTGTCAAGAATTGGTCAACGCAATGGTAGTTTTATCTATGCTTCACCAAAACAACGCATGAAGGCAATTCCTGTATCTAATATAAAATTGCCTCATATTTTGATGACAACTGGCGCTATTACGCGACCAGATTATTCAACTGAAAATTATATGAGTGAACGCACAGCCCATATCGCAGACCACGATCATGTTATGGGTGCAGTTATTGTTGAAATCGCAGATAAAGATACATACCACTTCCGCCAAATCCAGGGAGATTCCTCTGGCTCATTTATTGATTTAGGTGTGCAATATAATGCCGATGGTTCTACAGAAGTCGCACCACCAGAAGCATTTGTTTTAGGTGATTGGCATGCAAAAGAGACTGACCCAGTAGCACGTAGTTGCTGGGAAGATGTGATGAGAACTCTTAAGCCATCTATCTTAGTATTGCACGATGCGTTTAGTGGCGTATCAATTAATCACCATGAGGCTCATAGAAATATCTTAAAAGCTCAACGTGCTGCAGCTAATGAGCTAGATTTAAAATCTGAGTTAGAAACTCTAGCATCGGATTTAAACTCACTATCTGAACTTGTTGATGAAGTGGTTATGGTTAAATCTAACCATGATGAATTTATCGAGCGATATTTGCAAGAAGGTCACTATGTTAAAGACCCTCAAAACCATAAACTATCTTTGATACTTAGTTTACAGATGCTAGAAGGCAACGACCCTCTTAAATATGGTATTGAAAACTCAGGATTAACGAGTAAGAAAATTCGTTGGCTTAAGCGCGATGAAGATTTTAAAGTAGCTCGTATACAATTAGGTGCACACGGTGATCTTGGTGCTAATGGAGCAAGAGGTTCACTGAGATCTATTGAGGCAGCATATGGAAACTCGGTAACAGGACACAGCCATTCCCCTGAAATCCTTAGAGGAGCTTGGCAAGTCGGTACTTCAAGCTATCTAAAATTGGCATATAACAGAGGTCCTAGCTCTTGGATGCACACTTCATGTCTAGTTTATGCTAATGGTTCTCGCCAATTAATTAATGTTATTAATGGGAGCTGGAAACTTTAGTTTATGCTCGATTTAGCAGATCATAGGATGATCGACTATCCCAGTGGAAAACGTATTGCTTATAGAAAATATTGTCAATCATGCAATAAAGATATGGGATACAAACTCAAGACTAAACGCAATAATGACATCAAGTGTAAAAACTGTACACACTCACTAAGATACTCTCCTTCTAATAAAGAGATCGATAGTAATAAAAATGTAAACTTCTCATCATTTAAAGTTATTGATAATAAAAGATATTATAAGTGTTCGTGTGTAGGGTGCGGAGTTGATAGGGGATTCGTGCCAAAATATCGTTGGAAAACCCTATGTCGTTCTTGTGCATTTAAAAATAAAAATAAAACCTATAATACGAGAGTTAAGACATCTTGCACACAGCAAGGGATATTAGAGAATGAGTTTGTTGGTTTTAAGACTTCTGTCGAGAAACAAGAACGAGAAAAATTTTTAGCTAAAAAACTACATATTGAGTGTTTCACTAAGGCTGACTACACGTGCATTTGCTGTAATAAACGAGGTGGAAAAATGAATGCCCACCACCTAAATTCTTGGCATCTATATCCAGAACAGAGGTTTTTACTAGAGAATCTAGTTTGTTTATGCGGTTCTTGCCATAGAGAGTTTCATGCTAAATATGGTTATCGAAACAATACTAAAAAACAGTTTTATAGCTTCATAGGAAGATAGTATGCAGTTTAAAGAAATAGAATTAAAATATGATGCAGAAAGTATTAGTAGAGAAGATTTTTTAAATCTCATTGACAGCCTATCCACTAATACTCCACTTAATAAAGTAGTCAATGTCTCATCGTATGATACATATTTTGTTAATGATGATGGTGATTTTATTCGCTATCGTTGGACTGATAACCACGGAGAGTTGACGATTAAGAGGAAGACGAGTCATCTTAACAATAATGAGCGTATTGAAGTCAATTTGCCAACCGATGGCGGAAACATGAAAACGGTATCCGCATTTTGCTCTTTACTTGGCTATAAACCTAATTTTGAAATATTTAAAACATGTAATATTTTTTGGATAGATAGAGTAGTATTGGTATACTATGTTGTCTATGATAAAGAGTTAAAAGAACTTAGAAGATTTATAGAAATAGAGGCAGATGAAGATCAGAAATGGCTAAATGAAGAAGAAGCATGGAATCAAGTTGTCAAATATGAGAAACTATTTGAGTCACTAGGTATCACGCCTAAAAATCGTCTTCGCAAAAGTCTGTTTGAGATTTTCAAACAACCGAACTAATCTATCTCGGTGTATACCATGGTATAATAGGCATAAGCCATATACCGTGGTGTTTTTTTAACTATATAAATATTAATAAAAACAGGGACTTATAATGAAAACTACCAATATGCCATCTGGTGCACAGAGGAACGTTGAAGTTGGTTTGGTTTGGGTAGAAAAACTCACCAATGCAACTGGCACAATTGTTGTACCTATGCAGAGTGCTATTCGCGTTCGAGCAACTGGCGCTACAACCGTTACAATCGGCGGCGTTCTCTCTATGACAATGAGTGCTGGAGAAATCGAGCGATTTAATGCAGGTACTGGCCCTATTGATGGAAAATCTGAAGTAACGATTGTTATTGCAGGCGCACCAGCATTTGTGCAAGTTGGAAAAGAAATCGAGCGTTCACGTCACGAGCGTTAATAGGTAGAAGATTATGAAATTAGATAATTTCAAAGAACTCTTAATTAAAAAAACCGCTGATAAATCTATGGCGAATTTAGTAAAATTTATTCGTGAAGATGTATTAATAGATATGGTATTAGAATCACTGGAAAAAATGGCAGATTCTAATAATAAGGGTTCTAGTCCCAATCATGCTGTTCTTCACTACGGTACTGAGATGGACCCTCAGCATGACCCTAATTTAATACACGACGCATTGAGTCATCATGTATCTCATTATAAATCTGCTATTGATAATGGTAATCAAAAAATAGCAAATCAGCATGCTCGTAAAATTTTTGATATTGTTGATATGTCACGTCGCTTAGAAGATCATAGTAACGGCAAATTGAAGGTCTCCGCTGTTCCTGTACAACCTTGGGAAAGACATACTAAATCTGATACTTTTGGTCAAAAAATGGATCGACTAAAGTCTGCTAAAAATGCAGGACAGCAATTGTCGCCAAAAGATGAAGAATGGTTGTCCGATAATCCAGTCACTAGAGGTAAGAAGAATTCAGATCAATTTATAAATGATACAAAAGGATGGGGATATACGGATAGTGACTTCTCTTTCTTGCAGAAGGCTCCCCATTCTGATAAAACCTCACTTAATGAAGTAAGAAAAACTGGTCATGCAGGCGCTTATCCACTTGAGCATATTGCTGTAAATGGTAAATATGTTGATGTAGAACCTGTTGAACAACAAGATACTTTTAAATCACATCCATTCGATTCGCATCCTATCATGTCTCATTACAGTGTGTCGCCTAAAAATAGAACACCAGAAAAAGATGCTGAATATAGAAAGCAATACGAAGACT